TGATTCCAATCAACATCATATTAGGGCAACGCTTCTTGCCGTTTCGAGAATCATTAAGGACTTTTAATATAAAAGACTTTGAAATCAAATATGGGCCTAGTGTGTGTCTTAAAGACATCATGCAAAAACGTGTAAAGCGTAAGAATGTCCAAATGATTAGGAAAGCAGACTAGCCTCGTAGTCCATTACGTCCTTTACTATACGCTCATCCAAGTAATTCATCACTAACATATAACGATCAAAATCAGTTATGTTCGGCATGTGGCTATGCAATGTTTTTGCATCCCACATTAATATGTCGCCGTAATGTAATTCAGGTTGCACTGCTTCAGATAAAAACTGCGTCGTATATTCACCCTTATAACAACGGGCAATGTCCCAATGCCGTTTGTGACTGCCTGGTACAAGTGCAGTTGTCCCGCTTCGTCCAGCAGGCGAAAATTCATTAATAGGTATTGCGACCTGTATACCAAGTAATCTGCTGTCTGTATTCCAAGGTGTGTGGCGGTGTGGTGTATCTACGTGTGGACGGATTTTATTGCATAGCGGCGTGACCACACTACAATCAGAATGATAAAAAACTGGATAATCCATAAACTCTGATACCAACGTATCAACTACTTTTCTAATATCAGCAATACGGGAGTTGTCACTTACAGGGTCTGTCCAATAGTTTGCCCAAGGTACATTTTCCTCATAACTACTATAATACTTGCCAAACACGTCATGTCCACGGGTCGGTCGATCCCATATTGCCTTATGATATACTAAATCGTAAAGTACAGATTTGTTTAGTCTATCTCTAAAGATAGTATAGCCATCTTCAAGCATTTCATCATTATGTTTAGCCACCCATTTGCTCCGTTATCAAGTTCATATGCAATTTTACTGCCATTGAGTAAGAAAGTGCGTGACTCTTCTTGAACGCATATCCTTCGTCAACCTTGGTCCATATATGCTTATTAACATAATCCCAATCTTTACCTACTAGGTGCCGTTTTGCAGGTCGAATCATTGCTAGCACTGCGGCAAGTTGTAGCAGGTTGCGCGGCTTCATTTTAATACATATGTCATGATGTCCGCGCATGTGGAATAGCATGTCACAAAAATCTGCTTCCTCTAACAATTCCCACATTGGCTCACGTCCAAGTAATGACAGCAAATGTTGCTCATCACGGACGCCTTTATATATAGAAACGTTTAGTACGTCAATCTTAAAATAGCCCATAGCTTCAGCATCGTCATAATCAATACTGCAACGTCCAGTAAATGGGTTGACAGGTACGCGATGGAAGTATACACCAGTGTTGTGCTTGGCCTCGCCGTTGTTTGCTACAACGTGTGGGAATAGTTTTAGCACTGCGTCCCTATTAGGAACGTCAATATCAATATCAGTTACTGTCTTCATTCGTAGAGACTTCCCCTCTGTCCAACCTCATTTGAGTTGGTACATTTGTTCCTGTGGTTGGTTGCTTTTGGGCATCTTTTGGTTTCCACATTTTGGCATACTTGAGTACGTTAGGTCGATCTTCGTTTTCACATGGGACTGGAATCGCACAACTTTTACGCCCGTCCAATGTGGTATTTTCATGTCCTAGGTAAGTGTGACGTATAGCGGCTATCTTGTCAAACTCTTTTTGATTGACTGTTAGTACAACTTTCCTAAAACTCGTGTTCAACCACTCGTCGTATTCAGACCACTCGCACATAGCAAGATGAGCACCTAGCACTGAGTGTGCTACAAGAGTCGGCACCATAAAATCTGGCACTTCATCCAATACTGCAATATACATTTTCATTTAAACTTATCTAACTCATTGTTGTAGAATGTTTTATCTATTTGATATATATCCCGGTCTTTTTCATCTGCTGGGAAATGGAGATAGACATAATCGTCGTCATCGCTAATCATTATCGCGATATTGCGCACATCTTTATAATGATTAAGTATTTCTTTGACAGTTTTAAATTTTGCAGGTAACCATTCTCTTGTGTAGTTAAAAACTTTGTCTGAATGTTTATTAGGTGTTTTTATAGTATTAAGCTTTTTTATCATCCGTAACGTCTCTTTTCCATTTCAATGATGGCAACTTTAGCTTTCTCTTTAAACATTCTACCCTCGTACCAAGCACCGCTTTTACGGCTATGGCCCAACCTATTTGCTTTGCGAAAGTTACTATCAATGTATTCTTGTAGCTCTTCCATACTTAACGTCTTGCAGTGAGCAATTGTTCGCATTGTTAGATCTTCGCTCATTGCAATCACATATGATCGCTTCTTTGAAATTAACTTCATACGCTTGCTTCCAATATTTCTTCTATCCACTTCACAGTGGGTTTGTTTAAGTCTATCTTACGTTGCCAAAATCCTAAGTCAATTGTGTCCGCTACTTCACTTAGCATTTCGCTTGGCAATTCGTCTAGGCGGTCCTTTGCTGGTTGATATCCTAAGAACACCCAAGGACTAATCTTGCCCATTTTGATGTCGTTAACTAATGCGTGTATTGATACTTCAGTCCAGTAACGACTCCAATGATAACCAGTACGCTCGGACCACCTGTCTGCGTGTATCACAAAGCGTTCTAGCGCCCGCTCAGCCGTTTCCCGTTTACTTTGTTCAGCTAGATACTCATTGTATACACTATCTTTGCACCAAATGTCAACTGGTTTCTTCTTTTCTATCAACCAACTAAGGTAACGTTCGGGCGCTAGCACACGAGTCTCTAATATGTACATGCCAAAGCGAACAAATGCGCCATAGTATTGGCTCTTCATAAACTCGCGATAGTCTTTTTTACCGTTAGTACCCATTGCAATGCGATACCACTCATTGAAATAAGTTAAGCCTATCTTAACGTGCTGATCGTCTTTCTGTAGCCAGCGCTTTTTGTCGCGGCACATGTGAGCAAAGATTGTGCGTTCTTGCTTAAAGCTCTTACCACAGTACTCACACTTAAAACTCACTTCATCAAAGCCTTGATCTCTTTGTCACTCAAGCCATGCTCTTTAAGCATTGCTTTGACATCATCTGGTTCTTGCATTGCAATTAACATTTCAATTTCATCGTTATTAAAGTGTGGATACATATCTTCATAAAAGCTAAACAGTTTAGGATTCTTGCTTGTATCCTTCTTTTTCTTCATGGGCTTGATCCACTGATGAAACTGATTGGTACCAATCGATGCGCACTGCATAAGTCGCCATTGCATTTCAGGATGCTTGCGCATGTCGTTAAACTGTACATTGACCAACTCATTAATCATTGTAAGGTAATGCTCGTTTATTTCCACAACGTTGCTGTTAGTCGTTGCTGCATAGCGCATCAAGACATACATGCTAAGACCTTTTTTGTCTTCTTCGCTTAGATTGTCATACCACTTAAAGTTGCGCTTATCGAGCGCTGACATTTCTTCTTTAATCGTTGGCATTTTTCTTTACCTTTATGTTGTTGATTTTTGAACCACCACATTATTCTAATATTATACGGTATATAGATGTGTCCGTCAAATGTTTCAAGTACACCAGGAAACATTGATGCTCGCAGTGAAACTATACTACCTGTAGGTCCTGACATTGGCTGTGCGCCAATTATATCATTAGCTATGATGTCAGGCATAACACGGCGGCTGCGGTGTCATCTGACATCACATATACTCTAACAGGAAATCTATATTCAAGTGAAGTAAACACTACCATAAGTCACCAATGTCCATAACATCAGGTACTTTATTTGTTTCTTTGACAAAAAAAGCACACTCTGCGCCAGGTTTGTCACTTAGCGGCACTGCTAACAAATGCCCTTGCTTTAGCTTAGGGAAGTGCCATTTAACTTCACTATAGATGTTTACAATTTCAATTTTTGGGTAGCTAGGCATGTAGCTTGAGATTGGGTTGAGGGCAAAAGCTGTAAAGCCTCTATCATTTAAACTTGTGATTGGAATTACTTCTGGTTCGCCCACTTCACTGTCGCATATAATTAGGCTCCAGTCAATTGGCATCTTAAACGTAGCTTCACCTATTTGCAGTACGGCAGCTGGTGCATTAAAGATTTCTAGGAACACAAGCGGCATAAAGTAGTAGTCAGGATTATGTTTGTCACTATAATCTAACACACAATAGCGGATGTCGTCAATCTCTTCAGGTACAAAATCCAGCTCATAAGTTTCGTTGTCGCTGGTTAATATTTTCATCTCTTTTTAGCCCTTTGGTTGTTGAACCCTACGAATAAATCAGTTTGCTTGCGCATGTCTTCTCGCCAATTTACTTTTGTAATCTTGAACGGATACTGTGCTTTTTTGTAAAACTTCTTCCTCTCTGTGAGGTGGCGCTTGCTGAACTTGGCACTAGATGTAAAGTCGTAAATGTTGACAAAATCTTTGTCTTCAGCTTTACGCAATCCACGTCCAATACTTTGGATAACGCGGATAAAACTCTTACCTGGTTCAATTAGCACCATGTTAAATATTCGGGGTACGTTAATTCCTACAGACGCAACGCCGTAGGTGGCGACAATAATCTTATTGTCCTCCTTTGAAATCTCTTTATAGTGACCTCTGCGATCTTCATTCTTCATCTCACCGCTAACAAATACTGTGCGGTCTTCAGGAAGTCGCTCTAGTAAACCACGACCTGCTTTGACACGATCAACTAGTACAAGGGTGTTACCTTCTTTAGCAATTGCAAGGATCATTGCTGCCATATAATCTAGGCGGTCATCGTCTGTAGTGAGGTAACTCATTTCAGACTGATAGTTGTCGTAAAATACAGTATCTTGCATTTGAATGACATCAATGTGACAATTGCTTAATACACCGTCGTCCTGTAGCGTTTTAGCTGCAAGGTCGCCTACAACTGGTCCTAGACTAATTGTCAATCCAATCGCAGCGTGTTCTTCTGGCGGGACTGTTCCTGTTAAACCCCAACGTATTGGGATATTTGAGAATGGACCTGTCAGTAGCTTTGTAAGTACATCAGCTTTTGCGCCGTGTGCTTCGTCTACAATAACTGCCATTACTCCATCTGCAAAGTCCTCAAGTGACCAGTCAGTTTTTCCTTCACGGAAATTCTTATGTATGATCTCTAAGCTTTGCCATGTACAGATGGTGTGTGTTCGACCGTAGTCTTTTCTATCACCAAAATACACACCAACGTCAAGTCCGAGGTTGATGTAGTCTTCTTCTGTTTGTGTAACTAGCCCTTTGTTTGGAACAATAACGATAGTGCGGGCGCCGCCATTTGTTCCTGTTGCTAGCTTGTGCATCACTAGCTGCTCATCAGTCATGCATGTTTCTACAAGATTACTAAGTGCGGCAGTAATTAAAGTTTTACCAGCGCCTGTCGCGACTTCCTGCACACTTTTTTGATTGACAAGAAAGTTATTGATAATTTCAACTTGATAATCACGCAACACAACAGGTTGCCCTGCTATAGGGTGATCCTCTGGCCATACTTTATGGTCAAAGTGTGTGTTTGTGATTGTATCTAGTTGTAGTTGAAACGCTAGGCGTCCGTCACTCAACGTAACGTCGTACCCGCTCTCAATCAGATCGGGTACAATCTCTTCAAGTAAATTGCTATATGTTTTGCCGCCTATTGCGAAGTAATGTTTCTTACCGTCCCATCGGCCCATTTTATACGCAGGCACATGATACGCACTTGGTATCATGTACGAAAATTTATCATAAAATTTACGTCTATCTGCAGTTGCTAGGCCATGGATTTTGCAATTAACTTCGTCAAGCAGTTCGATTTTTGCTTCCATATGATTAATATACACTTTTTATCTATAGATGTCAATGGTTTAGTGCCATTGGAGTATATTTATCACAGATGAGTACGGGCCGAGCTACTGCCCGACCCGTTAACTAACCAGAGACGCAAAAATGGAAAGGAGATAGTTACTGGCTAGTTATTCTTTGAGACGCCAACCTGTGGCATCTGGTACTTGTTCAAACCCATGCTTCTCACGGATTTTATCGTATTCTAGTTCTACTACAGCTTTGCGCACTTCTTTCCGTCGCGCTTCATACTTGCGCATGTAACTGTCGAGTTGACTCTTTGCTTCAACTGCTGATTTATGATCAATTACTTCAACTAATTCAGGAACGTCCGGTCCTTCATCTAGCATTACTTCGGCAATTCGGTCAATCAATGCTTGATTAATTGTCATAATTTTATCTGTCATATGTTGTTCCATAGTATCATTTTAGCACAATCTGTGCCAAAGTCAAGCCATTAAACCGCCAGCCGCGCCATTGTCATTACTTCATAATCACGGAACCTGAAGCGTGTAACACTATGGCTACCAGCTGGATACTCCCGTTTGTAATCTATTGTGCTTTTAATGCCTACTCGTTTAAAAACGTGGTATACCCAATAACCAACTTCAGAGTGCCGTAACACTTTATTATAAACATTCATCTGACATGTTTCTTCATTAAAATAAAATGAGCAGTGCTTTTGAACATACTCATCTAGATTTGGACCATGTCCAAATACATTATCTGCATCCATTGCAGAGCTTAAATCTGTAAGCTCGTCATAAGACTTACTGATGAGTGTCATCGTCATACTTTGCCTCTAGCACTACCGATAATCCAAGTGTTATCGTAATACGAGCCTTTGACGTCAACTTTATAACGGACGCCGTCGCTTACTGACTCACCTTGCTCTAATAGGCGGCGAAGGAAGACCGCAGGCTCCATATCCGCAACTCTTATAGCTTGCTCTAAGGTCTCGCAATAAGCGGTAGTCCGCTCTTTGCAATCACGGACACGATACTTCCATTTGAATCCAAATATACCCATTAAGATCTCCTTTGCTTACTTCTAGAGTCTAAGGTAAAAGGCATTGGTTGTCAATGCCTTTTACCATTTATGTAGGTTCTTCGTTCAATTTAACACGGTTGAACATCGTCTCCTGGCAACCAGTAAAGTCATTCACTTCGTGCTTCTTGACTGTGCCAACAAACGTAATATCAGTATCAACAATACGCTTTGCAGTCTCGCTCATCTTATCGTTCATGAAAAACTTCGCAAGTTTGCCTTCAGTTGTGTAAACTGTTGCAAGGTGGATGCCGTACTTTGGAATATATTTGATATCCTTGACGCGCCCAGAAATCTTTAGGCGTTCTTTGGCGATGCCAATATAGCCTTTCATGCTATTGTCGCGATAGAAGTTGCTCATCTCGATGCGCTTTGCGCTGATGCGGCGGCTGTTAGGCAAGCTGCACACCATGGCTAGCTCTTTGTTAACATCAACTGTATCTTTACTAAACAAATTGCTCATCTGCAAATTAAAGTCGTTAATGCGTCCGTCCTTGCCTTGTTTGATAAGGTCGTCAGCAAGCTTATCCATAACCAGGATTTCATCGAAGTGATTGAAGATTTCGGTCGCCTTCGCATAGTCATCAGCAGTAGGCTTGAACTTTACAGCTTTAGGATGCTGATCTTCTGGCATTTTGCCATTCATAACACGCAAGGTAAGCATGACAGTCTGACGATTGTCATCAACACGGTTTTCGGTTTCCTGATCGTAGTAACTACGACCAGACTTCACAAATCCTTGAATGCGGTCAACTGCAACAGCGGTTGCAAGAGCGTCCATAAGCGAATAAGATTCTATTGTACGTTTATATTTCATTTTCTAACCTTTTGTTTCTGACTGATTATGAATTACAGTTTAGCTGACTTTGGTGTTGCTGTCAATCGTTAAATATTGTAACACGGTGTCCGTTGCCAGGGCTAATGCCACGCCAAGCAACGAGCTCTTCATCTGCGTCTTCAGAAAACTCACACTTATTAATCAAAAACATACGGGTGTCATTTGTTTTGCGCGAGCGGATGTAAAACGCTTGCCCATCAAATCCAACCAGTTCAGATGCTTCTCCAATAAACGTGTCAGTTTCTTTGTCGTATGTAAAGTGGCTTGAGCTGTAGGTGCGCATTATACTTCTCCCTTGCATTCCGCTGAAATCTTCCAAATTTCGCTGCTAAGGTTATATGCCAGTTTCACCCTAGCAAGCATCATTTCTCTGATTTCATCGCCGCTTTCATCAATTTGCTCTAAGAAGTATTCTTCGGTGCAATCGACATCGTTACGAAAAAACTCTGTAACAGTTGCATAAATCAGCGACGCGGAATATTTGTCGCCGAATGCGGACATTGCTAGTTCAAAGCCGCGATCAAAATCACTATCTGTAATATTCATTTATACTTCCTCAACTTCTGTGCCGCTTGCGAAACGCAACAGTTCTGCCGCAAGCAGGGCTGCATCTTCACGTGTGAGTTGGATAAAACCAAACCCCAATGGAGTGTCTGGACCACGTGGCAAGCCGCGCTGGGTCACTTGGACCTTCCGGCCGCTTGGGCCACCGCTAAAGCGTGTCTGGGTGATGTTTGCAGTAACTGGGCGAAGTGTTGTTGACATAGTAGTTCTCCTTTGCTTACTCCTAGACTATAAGCGAAGTGTCTTACTTTGTCAACAGAAAAGTGACATTAATCTAAACTAATATCTTCCATGCCTGCTGTTCGCAGTTTGGTGATGTTGTTGATTTGGAACGATTTATTATCTAAGCCCTTCATAATGGCTAGATATTTGTTGCGCACAAGTGCAAATTCATTGATCAAATGTTCCATGTCAATGTATTCTTGGTCGCCCTCCGCAAACTTGTCTGCGTCGCGACTGCTTAACACTTTGTTGTAGTGTTCAAGATACTTGCGATACTTGCTGCGATGTATTTTGCGCAGTTCAATGTTAAGATACTCAAGGATGGCTTCAACTTCTTGTAGCTGCCCAAAGCGGTAAGCCACATCGCCAGGAATGCGCTTACTGTTGGCTTCGAGATTGCCATTCAAGAATGTTTCGCCTCTTGCATCCGCAAGTTCTTTTTCGTAAAAGCTAATTGCTGGTACAATGTTAGCCAGATCATCTTTTACTTTGTTGTACCAGCCTGCCATTAATCTTCCCGCCTATCATAAAAATATGTAAGGTCAGGACCTGTAATTGTGTACGAACCCTGGCCTAATTCTTCAAGTAAAAAGTCTGCTATTTTGATGATTGCATCAAGTAAAGTGCTTGGGTCACGTGGAAATCTAGGATAGTTGATAAGCTTGACAGCGAATCCGCTTTCCATACCATATTTGTAAACGTAGTCTGTTTTGGTAACAGAAACACATTCGCCGCGCGTCACATATGATTGCAATAGTTGCATAGCATGATCATAATTGCCAGCCATGTACAATGTATGTTCACATGAGTCAGATATTTGGAATTTACCTGCCACTTACTCGTCCCATTCCTCAAAATCAGTATCTATCTCAAGTCCATTTTCCTCAAGGAAGGTGCGCATTGCTTTGTCAAATATATCACAAACACCAGACAGATCGTTACCTGTTACGCTAAGGTCAACAAGTCCTGCCTCGTCAATATTTGTTATAAATTGTTCTGCTGCCTGCTTTTGATCTTTAACAGGTACATAGTTTTTAATGCCTGCCCAAAGTTCAACAAGGGCAATAGCATCTGAAGTGTGTAGTGTCATTTATTTCTCCGTTATGGTTTTTGATAGTTGTATTCTAGCGTCAAGGGTATGTTAAGTGTAGTTAGCCCTGAGTGGCGAAAATCTAGTTCAATTACATGATAATTCATATGTATAACCCTTACGCGGTATTGACCAGCAGGCATGTTGTGTGCTATTATTTGTCCATTATCAGAATCTACAACACATCCTTGCCACGCTATTGTATGTGTGTCATCTATATAGTCTTTTGTAATTGCAACGACGGAGTCAGTAGCTAACCCCGTCACTGTAACGTCATATGTATCAACCTTCGTCAGGTTCGTGAATATCATCAACTTCGCTTTCTACAACGTCAGGTTCATGCATATCAAATTGTGCCATGATAACATCTAAGTATCCATTATCATTGCGTTCCCATGCCTTACGGAACATTTTGTAGACTTCACCAGTCTCTTTATCAATATACTCTAAACTATTTCCGCTCTTTGTCAATACCGAATGCCCTTCAAAGAAGTCAACTAATCCACTGTATGGGTTCATACCAGTTTCATATGGAATCTTAATTTGCACAGATTCAAACGGCTTGGCATAACGTGATTTGACAACCTTACAAGCTGCACGAATGCCGTGTACTTGGCTTGTCTTTACACCATCTTCATCTTCTTTAAGCTTGAGTTTCTTGATTGCGACTACGATTGAACTAGCAAACACCATTCCTTGTCCGCCTGAGATCTTGTCATCAGGGTCAAACATATCTTGGCTTTGGTATGTGTGGTTTGTTGCCACAAGTCCAATGTTTAAGTCACCAAACATGTTGACACAGTTGGTTACGAGTGCTTTAAGCTGACGTGGTTTACGTCCCATGTCGCCCTTCATCTCGCCCTTTTCAAACTGTGCTAAGTCTGTTGGACTCATAAGCATACCTAAACTGTCAACTACAAACAACACTTCAGGTCGTTCGTCAATGTCAACATCACCATAGCCTGCGCGATATTCTGACACAAAGTCAGCAATGACTTTTGCAACGTCATCAATCATAGCCATGTTGAGTTTAAGTAGTTTGTCTTCACTTGTATCAACGTCAAGTGCATGTAGCCACTTTTCGTCTAGTGCGTTTTCACTGTCAATTAAGACAACAAAAATACCCATATCTTGAGCGTGTTTTACCAAGTTGCCTGAGCAAATAAAACTCTTACCGCTGCCGCTTTCACCAGCAAACATTGTTACTTTGCCTAGTGGAACGCCTTTGTTAAAGTCTCCTGAAATGAGTCTGTTTAGTGTGTAATTACCTGTTGAGATCCATGTCTTAGGGTCTCTGAATCCAACTGATAGTCCTTTTACACTTTTAGTAATACCTTTGCG